TTTAGATTTTGCTGTTTGCCTTTGCGATGCGCTTGTCTTTTGCCTGCTGTAGAGACTCTCTGAGCCTGCCTGCGGCGATGCGCAGAGCCTGCTCCTCCTCGCCTGCTGGGAGTGATTGCGATGCGTACTTGACCTTACTCTCGATGATCACTGACTGCATGTTGCCACTGCCAGTCTTGTCAGTCGCAGAGCCGGTATTCGTCCATCGCTTGGCCCAGCTCGGGATGCCTCGCGCACCACCCATCTCGCGAGCAGCCGATGCCCATCCAGACTTTGCCAGACCGACCATTTTCTGTTTTTTGGCGATGTATGTCTCGAGAGATTTGTCGGCGACCAGCACCTGCTTCGGTAGTCGATTGCGAGCCACTCGACCTCGGCCATCTCTCGACTGCTTGTGCAGATCCGTGTTGACCTTGCGCTCGATACGGAGCGTTTTAAATTTGGTGTTACTCTTCTGCATCAGTGCCTCTGCGCCCTTCTTGCCCTTGATTTTACCGACCTGATATTGGCTGTAGAATCCATCGGCAAGTGGCTTGTCTCCAGACGCTTTGATCTCAGCATAAACAGAACCGCCAGTTTTAAACAGTCGCCTGATGTCTCGCTCAACTGCACCTTTTCCCTGCGCAAGTGAGCTCGCGAAATCGTCACCGCTAGTATACGGCTGAGTCGATCTGGCAAAGCTGACAGCCTCGAGTCTGCCGAGTCGCTTGAGTACGACGGCGATGTCGAGCTTGAGATCCAAAGCGAGACGCTGAATCGTCTGCGTCGCGTCCTCGGTGACTGTCGCGGTGATGCTCATTTCTGGATATCCTGCAGCGTCAGCGAGATAACCAGTTGATCCTGCATGATCGCGCCGATGCGGAGCGTCTCGCCTTTGACTCCTGGCGTGCCGTAGATGACCACTTTCTCGCCGACTCGCAGAGCAGGGATGAAGGCCATCAGTGGCATGAGCAGAGTCGCCACAGCATCTGTGCAGACCGCTCCGACCTCGAGCCGCTCGGTCTCGCTCAGCTCGTTGCGAGTGCCGTAGCAGACGATGTTGCGGATGGTGAATTTGACCGCGCCGACGGTCTCGATATGCTCGAGCAAAGATGCTTGTGAGAGACGCTGAAACTCTGTGGACATAAGGCTGTAAGTGGTTTGACTGCAAAGAAAAACGGCCCACCCATTTGCATGGATGGGCCGTTGATTTCACCCAGTTTGCTATGAACAAATTAACCGACGATGACCGCGCAGTGCTCAGGTTTGAAGACCGTCACACCCCAGCAGACGCTGAGATGATAGGTCGCCATCCGGAAGCCGGGATACATGGCGAGCTCCATGCTGAGACCGGTCCGAGGATCGGTCAGCGTGAAGCGGTCGAGAGCGAGATCGCCACCGTCTGGCAACTCAGGCAGACGAGTGGCAAGGACGATCGCGTTGCGGGACAAAGCGATGTTGCGAGTGCTGGTGCCAAACACCGTGATCGCAGAGTTGTCGGCGACTGCAGTCCGAAGACCAGGAGCATTGATCGTGATCGTGCCAGACGTTGATGTGGAGCCAGTTGCGACGACATACTTGTTGCTGTCGCCAGCGATCGTGATGATGTCGCCAGCCACGATACCAGTGGTGTTGACCGTCCCGGTATCGAAGGTGATGGTGGTATCGCCGATGGCCTGTGCCGCGCTGTTGACGAGCGCACCAGTCATCGCGCCTTTGGTCGTGGTCTGCACATTGCCAGACTCGCGAAGATCGAAGCCGTAGAGCGAGCCGAGAAGCCCTTGGCGAAGAAGCGTTTGATCGCCAGCTTCGTTGACTTTGTAGAGGCTCGCAGTGGACCGGAGAGATACGCCAGCGGTCGTGTCGAACACCACAGTGCGGTCAGATTGAGGAGCACCGTTGTCGTCGAGGATCTTCTTGGCCGACGCGAAATCGCCGAGCACAGGAGCCGTGCCAGCGGTTGAGCCGAATGCACGACTCGCGCCGTTCTTGGCGGCGACTGCGATGCTGGCCTCGATCTCGTTGACCGCAGCGCGGATGGCCTGAGCGATCTGCGCTTGCTGGATCGTCAGAAAGCCTGGTCCCATGTCGGCAGCGTATTGCTGTTGACCGGTCCAAGAAAATGGGAAGAAGCGGTTGTTGCTAATCGTCAACGACTTATTGCCGATGGTCTGCGAAGCGTCGGCAGGGATCGACATCGCAGGCGTGATGTCAGCACCCGCGGTGTTGGTTGGTGCGACGATCGAGCGGAGCGTTTGCCCAGCAGCGACACGGTCAGCAGTGGAGTCGCGAGTGACCGCGCCGATGAATCCAGTGAGCTCACGTGATACCACATCGAGTGCGGCGTAAGCGTCTGGAATGAGGTTCGTTAGTGTTGATCCAGCCATATTGTTTTTTTAGTTGAGGAGATTGATTTTGTTGGTGAGTGCTAGTCGGTGAGCCGTCCGCCAGACTTGACGAACTCAGATTTGCGGTGAGCTGGCATTGCAGCAAACTCAGCGCGAGACATGAGAGCGGCTGCGACTGGTGTGGCTCCGAGAGCGATAGGCGCATGACCGCTGGAGGCCAGCACACGGACTGCTTCAGCGTTGATTTTCTCGGCGATATTGGCCTGCGCTGCAGCGAGTTCGGTGGTCAGCTTGGCGTTGGTCTCGCTGAGCGCAGACAGTTGCGCGGTGATCGTCTGGACATCAGCGGAGAGCTGAGTCGAGATGGTGATCTGATTCTGAAAGTCGCTGTAGTTTTTCTTCGCTTGTTCCGCGGCGGCGGCGCGTAATTCTTTTTCAGCGGAGAGCTCGATGGTAATTGCTTGTAGGTCCATTGCCTTTTGCGTGCTGTCAACTTTGGCTGAGAAAAGACCGCTCGGGTTAGCGGCTGGCATGTCCACGATATCGATGCTGTAAAGCTCTTCGCATCGCACATAGTAGACTCCACCAATCTCCTCGAGCGTGCCGGAGAAACTGATGCTCATGCCAAAAAGCTCAGGCATTGTCTCAGCCATCTCAATGATCAGAGGAGTCTCGCCATGTGCCTTAAGTAGCTGGAGATCAGCTCGTAGCTGAATGCCTTCAATGGCAAAGTTTCGCATCACTCCGATGGTGTTCTCAATGCCGTCATCGTGGTCGAGCATGACCTTGACTCCGTTGGCTTTCATCATCGCGTGCTCCTTGATCGTCGCCAGACTCATCGCGTCAATCATCACTCCGTGACCGAGCGCGTCGCCCTCGGTAATGACTGATACGCCCATGATCAGAGCCTGATCTGGATAGACTTTGCCGAGTTGATGGATGGATAGTTTGTATGGTTTTGCGCTCATATTTTTGGTCTTGTTGATGCGGATTGTCTCCTTCAGAAACCAGTCTCGAGCTGGCTGTGGATCGAGTGGATTGATGCCCCAGAGCAGATGCGCCACAGCACCGGCACCCGGGTAGTCAGGATCGTCGGCGTTGTGATTTTGCGGAGCGTCAAGATCGCTGGCATGCCTTAACTGCCAAGCATTTGCGCGGAGAATCTTGTCGTCGGTGATCGTGCCTTTAGCCATTAGCCGAGCGTCGGCCAGCGTCTGATCTGTGAGCCCGGCACCGCCTTTGCCAGCTCGATAATAGTCGAGGCCAAGAGTGGCTGCGTCGCTGATGTATTTTGGAGGAATAGCCATTACGGTAGAGGCTGATCGGTCATCGGCAACTCCGATCCGAATCGGCCACCAGGGACATTGCCAACGCTCGTGCGCTGAGTGAATAGCGACAAGCAAGTGTCGAATGGGACAGCGGTGCGATCGCTAAGCTCCTGAGCGCGAGCGATGATGTCGGCCAACTCGTCGGTCCGTTGGGTCTGATGTTGCTCGAATGTCATGCCGCCAGACCGCTCCAGATACGACGACAAATTCTCTGCGCCGATCTTGTAATTCTCTCTCCACTGCATGTCCTCGCGTCCATGATCAATGGAGAATTTTGCTGGCATGGTGAATCCCCACTTGAGAAATCCACCCTTGTCCGGCCCGGTGTAAGGCGGGATCAGACCGAGCTTGATCGCCTTGCTGATCGCGTATCCGACCTTGCGCTTGGCCCTCGGCTTAAGCAGTTCCTGCCGATCCTCGATCAGGTTGCGAGCGTTCTCGATCGTGCTCCTTTCCTGCGTGCCGTTCATGCCGTCTGGCTTCCAGCAAAGCGAGTACGGCCAGACTGGACCGAGTGCTTTTCTCGCGATCCGATCTTGGAAAGAATCCCAGACATCGCCTGGACGATTAGACTGGAATGACTCGAGCTTGCTACCTGTCCCAGCCTTGAAGTACCGGACCATGCCGCCCATCATCGTCTCGGTCGAAGTCTCTCGTACCTGATCACTTACGCCGCCGAGAGTGAAGCCGGGATCGCTCGTGTCAGCACTGCCAGTCTCGTTCTGTTCGATGATGCCGATGGAGCTGGCGATGAGCTGTGCGAGTTGCTCCCAGTACTGACTCTGATCAGCGTCGCGCCAGTCATTGAGCGCATGAGAAAAGATCGGGAATCCTCTGAGTTGATCAGCGTAAAGCGGATCGAAATTGAACACGACATCACGAGCAGAAACATCCCTATCATCAAGCTCGGTCTCTCCGAGAACACGATAAGCAACTGTCCTGCCGTACTCGTTGGTGATGCATCCCATGCTAATGTTCATCCCTTTGTACGGACCACTCTGCACCTTGTTATTGTAATTTCCGCGATCGCCAATTCTGTCAGCGGCGATGGTCTGGATTTGCGGATATCCGTCTTGCGTCTCGGTCAGAATCTCGGCCTCGTCACCGTCTCGATCGATGTTGATCGAGCTCAGATAAATCATGGTCCGAAAGTCGTAGACCTCGCCGCGCACATTGCATGTCGGGAACCACTCCTCCTCCAGCCAGCGCGATGCCTCGACACCCCATGCACGATCGGCACCAAGGAAGACAGGATTCCAAGCGCACCCGACGGCGTGCATAGCCTTCTGGCTAAGAGCACCTTGGATGATGCCGTTGTTTGCAAATAGCCTGCGCGAGACGCTGAGGATCACGCGCCAGTCGGTCATTGGCACAGCTTCTTTAATGGACTCGACGCGAGTCCTCATCGCTGGTCGTGCTGACGAGTTTTGTTCTGCGCCGTTGATCAGCCGAGTCGTGATCGGGTTGCCGTAGATGTCGATGATTGGAGATGCAGACATATTAAAAAGCGGAGACTCCGGTGTTGAAAATCGCGTAGGTGCGACGCATGCGAGGAGTGGTCAGGTAGGCTGACAGTTGACCTGTCTCGTTGAGCGCGTAGGTCAGCCTGTAGGCTTGATCGGCAGC